CACGTAGCCCGTCCAAGTATGGCAGGCGTGGTTAGTGCTGTAAGTGCCGGAATGGCTAGAGCGGCCGCAGCCGCTAGGGCTGGCGGTGCCGCCTTAAGTAGTGCAGTTCGAGGAGCTGTCAACCAAGCGGTAGCTGCTGGACGTGCCGGAGCAGGTGCAATGTATGGCGTTGGTGTACAAATCGGCGCCGGTCTTGCCAATGGTATTAGATCACAGATTGGAGCGGTAGCTGCAGCTGCTAACGCCTTAATTGCACAAGCCGAAAGAGCAAGTAGAGCAGCCGCAAAGGTACACTCTCCATCACGTGTGTGGTTTGGTATTGGTGACTTTATCGGTCAAGGGTTAGCCTTAGGTATCAACTCAACAGCTGGAGAAGTAGCGCAAGCTAGTGCAGGCATTATTAACCAAGCTAGTGATATTACACCTACTATTAATGCTCCTAATGTAGGCTATAACTCTTCTATGGGCTATGGTGTTGGTGGCATAGGCCCTAATACTTATGGAACTACTAACAACTACCAACAAAGTACTAATGCACCTAGTCGAGTTGTAAACATTAATTCAGGAGCTATTACAGTTAATAGTACTGGTGACGCTAAGACTGACGTGGATGCTATTCTTACCGAATTAGAGCAAAGAATATTAAATGCTGGAGACAAATCACTATATTAGGAGGTGTTAATTTTGCCACTAAATGGTTATGCAATATATCTAACAGATCAAACTAGTAACGAACAAATCGAATTACCGGTCAATCCTGCAGAAATTCAATTAAGTTATGAAACTGGTGATAAAAGTGAGACTGTTATTAACCTAGGTGAAGTTAATACGGTTGGTAATCTTAAATTAGTAGGATTATCAATTAAGTCTAGTTTTCCTATGTTCGAAACCACCTATACTAGTGCTGATAATCTGGAAGAACCTGATACTTATATCAAGTCCATTAAAAATATTCAAAAGAAGAAGCACAAAGTTAGGGTAGTTATATCATGTACGAAGATTAGTATTTTGATGACTATTAATAAGTTTACTTACGGGATGCAAAACGGTAACGTGGATGAATACTTATACACGCTAGAACTCAAGCAATACCGTAATTTTGCTTATAAAAAACTGAAGAACAAGAAAAAGTCTTCTAAAAAGAAGAAAAAGCGCTCCTCACCACCTAAAAAAGTAGGTATTGGCTCTAAAGTTAAAGTTAATGGCCGCTTGCACGTGGATAGCTACGGTAGTAGTCCAGGAATGTATGAAAAGAATGCTAAACGTGAAGTGTTGTATATTGTGCCAGGTCGTAAGTATCCTGTTTGTGTAGGTATCAATGGCATAGCCCGTGGATGGGTGAAAATGTCGGAGGTGAAACGAGTATGACTGTTACTACTTTTCACTTGTTTAGACGATCAAACCTATTCCGTAAATCTGCAAAAAATCCAAAAGGTACAGGCTATGACTTAAGAAATAACGTTAAGAATATCGTTTGGACAACTGATATGAATTTATCAGCTGGCACATTAACTTTTGACTTAGTAGAAGACGGTACACCGGTTGTTCCTTATACTGGCGATATCATTACTTTCCGCTGGGATAAGCACAAGATCTTTTACGGCTATGTCTTTAAATATGAATTTAAGGGTGATCGTACTATTAGCTGCACTTGTTACGACAAATTACGCTACCTTAAAAATCAGGATTCAATTGTATTTAAAACTAATACTATTGCTGATCGATTTAACGAAGTTTGTTCGAGAGCCGGCTTATCTCATAGCGTTAAAAATAAACCTAGTCATAAAGTGGCAGCAGAGATTTGTGACGGAAAAAGCTATTTTGACATGCTCAAAAGTGCAATTAACAAAACTTATCGAGCAACTAATCATATGTACTTTGTTGCAACGAATTACGACAAAGTAGAATTACGACGTGCACCGTATAAAAAATTAAAGATTATCGTTGATACTAGAACAGTAGTAACGGATTATTCGTATTCAGTTGACATTGACAATACGTCGAACGTTGTAAAGGTTGCTCAAAAGGATAAAAAGAAGTCACAAAGCGATAGTGCTACGGCTAAAGGTAAAAAGAGTTCTTCAAAAGAAACGCCTGAAAATACTAGTTTTTCTTTTGCAAGTGCAGCAGGTAAGAGCGTACAGCAATGGGGCAGATTACAAACAGTTATCAACAAGAAAAACAAAGCTAATCATGCTCAAATGCAAGCTCAAGCCAAAAATACGTTAAAACTTCGCAATGTTGCTAATAAAAAGTTGAGTATCACGACAAAGGGTGATGTAGATTTAGTAGCCGGCAACGCGGTAACCGTTTATTTAAAAGACATGAAGAAAAAACTTCCTAATTGCCCTATTTTAAAGGCTACACATCGATTTGATACTGACTATATGGTTACGTTAGAAATGAAGGCAGGTAAGCAATGGCAGGAGAACGGCTCTACGAATTAATGACAGGTAAAGGCGGTAAAGACAGTGACTATGCTGACGTTGTGTATGGCACTGTTATTAGTGTTAGCCCTCTTAAAGTTCAAATAGCGAATAACATGGTTATTACAGATGACTTTATAGAGCTAGGGCGACATATCGGTAAGTTTAAGCTTCAAGGCAAAGCTGTCTTTAAAGGAACTATGAATATGACGTTTCATTCACACAATGATACTGCGAATGTTAAAGAAACTGATTTAAAATTTCCAGAACCTAAACATGATTCCGGCGACAAACCTTTTTATATAGAGTTTGATAATTCTTTAGAAAAAGGCGACAAAGTAACAATGATTCGTTGCGATGGCGGACAACGCTTTTACTTGTTTGAAAGAATATGTGAAAAAGGATTCGGCTTTTAGGGAGGTGTGTTTATGGATGATGATGACATTATCATTGAAGATAATGACGATGCAAGTGGCGATGAAACCGGCTTCGAAGGTGAAGAATCTATTTTAGAGACAGATGACGAAGAAGCGGCTGCTGAAGATGAAGATAGTGCAATCGATCAAAACCCAACGCTTACTTTTCAGGTATACCACGGCCGAATTAGAAATAAATTTGACGGCTTAGCCGCAATGAAACAAGCCATTGACAAGATTTTATACACAGAGCGCTTCGTTTATCCTATTTATTCAGATCAATACGGCAATGATTTACCAGATTTAATCGGTAAAAACATCAATTATGCCAAAGTTGAGGTAGAAAGAATGATAACCGAAGCTTTGGAAGATGATGATCGAGTTACTGGCGTTGACATTAAAGAAATTAAAGAGATTAACAATGACACATTAGCAGTACAAGGAACTTGCTATACGGTATACGGCGATGTGCCCATTAGTAAGGAGGTGAGCTTAGCAGATGAATCCTGAACAGCTAGCGGAAGAATATGAACAACGAGGCTATGAATTTTGGCTAGATGAAATGCTAACTAAAGTACCGGAAAATATTGATAAAAGAGAAGGCTCGGTTATTTACGACGGACTAGCGCCAGCCGCTATGTTGATGGCTTTACAGTCTCAAAATATGGCTACGATTATACGAGAAACGTATATTAAAACCGCCTCGGGTGAGTTTCTTGACTACCGAGCAGTAGAGCATGGAACACAAAGATATGCCGCAACTAATACAGTTGTTAAGGCTAAATTTGAGGATTATGAGCACAAGCCTTTAAATAATGTTGTAGTAGGGGATAGATTCGCTAGTATCGGTGAAACCCCTATTTTTTATACAGTTACTAAAATCAATGATGATTTAACAGGTGAATTAACTGCAGAAACTCCGGGAAGTGGTGCTAATGGCTATATAGGTCAAATCTTGCCTGTTACGCCTAACGATCGTGTTAACTGGGCTGAAATCTTAGAAGTCACTATTCCAGCTAGGGATGAAGAGACAGACGAACACTTACGTAAACGTCTATTAAATACTAATTCCTGGGTAGCATATGGCGGTAATGTCGCTGATTACCTAGATATGATTAGCAAAATAAGCGATGTTGGAGCAGCACAGGTTTACCCAACTTGGGCCGGTGCTGGCACAGTTAAGCTTGTTATCGTTGGCAATGACTATAGACCGGCTAGCGCAGAATTAATTCGTAAGGTTAAAGAACAGATCGATCCTGAAGACCAAACTACAGAAGGCTTAGGTTTAGCTCCTATCGACCATAGAGTTACAGTTGTAGCGCCTGAAATGCTAACAGTTAGCGTTAAGAGCAATATTACCTTGCTTAGTGAAAGCTCTAAAGCAACCGTAGAAAGCGGCGTTAAGCAGGCATTAGATGATTATTTTAAAGAACTACGGCAAAAATGGAATAAGATTAATCAGGCTACTGGTCGAGGTTATTCTCTTGTTGTTTATCGTTCTCAAATATTATCTAAAATTATGACCGTCGAAGGCATAGCTAATGCTAGTTTGCCGCTTCTTAATGATAAAGATAGCGATGTGATTTTAACTTTTAACAATAATATTTCTCAAATACCGTTTTTAGGAGAGGTGGTCTTGAATGGATAAAGATTTAATTCTTAGATACATGCCAGACTACTACAATGGCGTTTATGAAATGGAGGAGCTGTTAAAAGCTCAAGGTGTAGCACTTAGCAAGCTTGACGATGCAAGGGAACGTACCTTGCTTAATCAATACATTGTTAAGGCTGACGAAAAGGGTATTGCAGTATTTGAAAACCAATACCATATCACACCGGAGCCAGGTGACACATTAAAAGTAAGACGGCAGCGTTTATTAATGCGTGTATTGCCGCCACAGCCAATTACAATAAGGTATTTAAAAGGTTTATTTAAATCTCTTAAAATACCGGCAAACGTAAGTGTTGACTATGGTAGGCGTCGACTCAATGTAATTTCTTATAGTGGCGAATTAAGCCAAGAACAGCAAAAGTTAATTACGCTAACTTTAAATTGCTACTTACCAGCTAACATGATTTACATTTACCAAACTTGGTATAAATGTGATCCTGCTAGGGCTTATGTTGGATCTGCTACGGCTTGCAAGGTTACTACTGTAGCACATGCGGAAATTTTAACTGAGG